TTAATTATAATTAATACTATTCAACAATCTATCCTTATTTACTACCTCTCTACCAACTGCCAGCAACATATTAAATGCTTCTACAGGGGTTTCTACTTTTTTAATACCTGAAGGTACTTTTACATTTTTCACCTTACACATCTTGTGTATAAGCGCTTTTGTTTTTTCAATACTATTTTCTTGCATATTCAAATGTGGGACATATAAATAAGCTTTACAATAGCAATTTTTAAACTAATTAAATTAAACTTTAACACCTGATTATCAGCACATTAATTTTTAATAAATGTGAAAATACTTTTTAGGTATGTAACAAAGAATATTAAATTTCCCCTCATATTGAAAAAAGTACATACTTTTATTGCTTAACCTATTGTTATATGCTTAAAAAATTGGCTCAAAAATTTATATCATTTAAGAAAAAAGATGAGAATTCAGCTTTAATTTCAGTTGGTCTATTTATTATGGTGATGGCTGTATTTTTAATTAAAATGGGTAACCGTCATTTACCTGAAGATTGGAAAAGTGAAGTTGAAATTTGGGGTACAGTATCTGACTGGTTTATTGTTATAATAACATTAGTTACAGCCGTATTTTTGTATAAGACTTTACGGTCACAAATGGAGGTGCAAAATAGTCAAAGTATAATTACTAAAATTGAATTGAAAAAATATTTAAGTTCAATTAAGCCTGAAATTACATTTGGCATTGAAAAGTTAAATGATGAACAATATTCCTTACTGATAACAGTCTCAAAAAAGCAACATTATATAATATTAAGTTTGATAAGTATCATGATATAAAAGAACTTAAAAAGAAGATTCAATATAGTAAACCTTATGAGAAAGATAAATTATGTACACTAAAATACCCTGAAATATATACACAACCTAATTATTTTATAATGTTTAATTATACAGATTCAGATGGAAATATTTATTTCCAAAAAAACCTAATGAAAATGACTGACGGTGTTTTAAAATCAATAAATTTAGAAGATAGTTTGGTTGAACCTATTTAATAATATCATCATCCTTGTTATAGTTCTTGTTTGTGCCTGCCAATCTTTCTTTTATTATACTCCAAAAGTCTAAATTGGTAATAGCTCCAAGATTCTCCATTATGGATTTTAACTCTGCACTGGCAATAAATACGGCAACAACCTGTAAAACAGGCACTATAGGCATAAAATGTAATTGAAACATATGGCTAACCATTAGCGCAATCATATACGCTATCATTTTACCTATAGTATCTCTTAACCTCTTTGACCTTATTGGGATATTATTTCTTTTAGCTTTCCATAATGCTGTTGCTACATCAGCAAAGATAAATACACCTATTATCAATAAGCTTATCCATATTGGAGTAAAATATATTGAAAGGAATAAAACCCCTTTACCTATCCATGATTCAGCTATCCAGCAAAAAATATTAAGGATAATTTTAATTAATACATCTATCATCCCTTATTAATATTTATGTATTTCATTCCTGAATCAGTAATCACATCCCCAGCTTTTAACCTAGATTGTGCAATACTGGTTGTTAAACCAAAAATCATTTCAAAATGTGGTGAATCATAGATTGATTTAAAATCACCACCCCAGCTAAAACCAGCTTTTTTAAATTCATTTACAACCATCATCCAGTGTTTATTTTCATCCCAAGATGCTGTCTCAAAACTTCCATTACCATCCAAATCATAAAGTAATACAATGTCCACTGCTAAACCGTAATTATGCCAGCTGGTATTTCCTTTAGCATTGGTTACTATCTTACCTTTAGTAGTTCTTCCTTGAGCATATAATGCATCTTGTTCTGCAACAGTTCTTAGCCCTTGTGCAATACGTAATCTTACCCCTGTAGGTAATTTCATATTTATATTTAAATAGGTTTCTTTTACTTTATTTCTGATGCTTGGATGCAACTTTTCAATTCTTTCTAATGATATCTTATCAGCATATTTTAGTCTTTTATCTTCCATATATTTTTTATATAAATATTAAGGAGATGTTTAGTTTAGTTAATTTAAAGCTGATGGAAACCCGTAAAATCAAAATTTTCACCTCATTAGATGCTTTTAATTGATTTATTAGATTGGAATCAATAACTTAATTCAGAATGACATTGAATGCCTTATAAGGCTTTAAAATGATGTTAAATAAAAGGTCATAAAAAAAGCCCCTCAAAGTAGGGGCTGGATATTGTATTGGATGATACTTTTAGGGTCTAAAATGTCAAACAATTGTTTCTGAATGCATTAAAAGTTACTGTAAATAATACCCCTGCTGTCCTATCACCAAAATTATCAGAAAAAGGTGCTATTGTTATGTTACCTAATATTTCAACATCATCATGTTTTTCAAGATATTTTAAAAAGTCTTGTGCAATCTCATTTGTATTATCAATAACATCAAATTCTGTTTCATCATCTGCTAAATCAGCAATTACTATTTCCCATTTATTTAAATTTTCATTGGCTGAATTGAAAGTACTGTTGACATATTCGTAATTAATTAATGGATATTTTAAATCTTTGTAAGTACTTAAGTTATCTGTGTCACCAAATTTGATATCATTTATCATGGGATGAGCTTTAAAGTAGTTTTCAATGATATTTTTTACATATTTCAAATTTCTAATCATCCATTACCCCCTTCTACCGTAATAATTAACCTTACTTGCTCTATTCTTATAATATTGCACTGAATAATCAATATCATCACCTAGATAAATAGACATTGTATTTAAAGTACTATCAACAGCTGAGGTATTTGTTTCATTATTATTGTCTTTTGCAAAATATTCAATTAATCTTCTTTTATATGCATCAGCTTTTTGTTTAATGTTACCTAATACAGAATCTTTGTCTTTAAAAGCTAATGCTGACAATGTAGCATCTGTTGATATGTTAACACCTTTGTTATTAATCTTTATGTGCAAGTAGTCAATTGCATATACAATTGTTGAATAAATAAGAAAAGGCTCAATTACTTCATCCAATACTTTTATTTCTTCTTCTGTTAATGTATCATCAGCTATTTTACTTCGTATATTCTTTATGTATCCAGCTGACACTAAAGGCTCTAATTCTAAGTCAGTAGCTTCATTTAGTGATATTTGAATAATATCCTCATCAATATTTTTTGGTAACACACTGTTTTTTACAATGCTATCTATGCTTATTATATTTATTATCATCTACTTATTTTTTATATACTTTTACAGGTTGCCAAAAATGACGACAATGTTTATTTACTTCACCTGTGTCTTTATTTCTCCAGTAACCACCCCCGAATTCCATTACACTGTAACCCAAAGCACTACTAAGGGCTTGAATATCAACAGCTGAGAAATATTTATTGGAATCAATAATTGATTTGCAAAAGTGTCGGGTGGTAGGAAGAATTGTATTACCTTCTGCTTCATCTCTTTTCACGTAATCATAGAACACCTCTATTTTTGTTCCATCAATTTCTTTAGGTGTAGTGGATATTGTTTTTGTTCCTATATTCTCTTTACTATTGATTAAACCAGCATTTTTTAATAAATCAATAGCATTTCTAACATCATCTTTTGATACCGTATATTCTAATTCTTCAGATATTTTAGCTGTAACAGCATCAATAGTCAACCCCACAATTTGATTCTCTAATAAGTATTCTTCTATACTCGCCCACGCACTTGCAAATTCGTATTTACCTGATTTTGAGAATTGAGATTTACCAATTGTTATGAAGTTATTTTTATCTGAACCTATGTATTTAACTTTTTCAAAATCTTCTAATGTTGCTGAATAACTATCTAATTCGTCATCTTTTTTTTTAGAAAATTGTGTTTCTTCTTTGATTGTATTTACTACTGTATTTACTGCAATAAATCTATCACCCCCTTCAATTGCTTCAAGACCATTTTCAACACGTAATTCATTGATAGTCATTATTTTTTCTTTTGTAACAGAACTTAATTCTGTTTTGAAAAGCTTTTCTTTATCCTTTATGTTGATGGTTGGAATTGAATCTGAAGCTTGAAATAATTTATTAAATGCTGATACAATTTCATTTCTTTTATTCTTTACGAAGTTGTCTTTGAATAATTGATAAGCATTTTCAAGCTCAGTAGCATTACCCAATGAACCCTCTTTTTCAACCCCAAATAATATGCTTGAAGTAGCTGAATGAGCTGTTAAGATATTTCTTTCTGTTTTTTTAATGACTTCAACTAACTTACTTGCATAATCATCAGCTTCAATAGTATCAATTTCTAAGCCTTTTTCATTCTGTGTGTTGAACTCAATCAACATATTTTCACCCTCAATTCCTGAAAAAATATTACGAAACTTTTTACTGGTTTTATCTTGACTCTCCTGATTACCCTGTCCTTTAAATGTTTTCACCACTTTTGTTAAAGAAAAACCATTTGCTACATTATTTTTGAATAAAGTACTAATTAGCATATCTGTAACTGCATCCTCTACACATTTATAATCTTGACTTGCATATACATTATTTACAGATACATTGTAACTATTAAAGTAAAATATCTTAGGTTCTGTATTATCATTATTTTTTGGTTGGTATTTTGGATAAGAAAGAAATGTACGTGGTGTTAACTTCCAGTCTTTATTCACAAAAAATTTAGTTTTTGACTTATTCATACGCACATGGTGTAAAGGCACATGATAAAACATATGTGGCTCATTCAAAAAGTTAAATGTTACCTCTACAGCAAATGAATTAAAATACATCACATCATTTATACATTTTTGTACTAATTCCTGCAATGTATCATCTTCATTTATCATCAAATCAGCCAAAAATTCACCTGATTTTTTGTCTACAACACCATCACCATACACATAATTACTTTTTGAATTTAAAATAGAACCGTGCAAAGCTGATTTATCAGCAATATCAATTAAGAAATTAGGATATAAGTTATCTTCACCCCATTTTACGTGCTTATCATCATTATTTTCTTTAGGTTCAATTGGTAAAGGCGTAATATGTCTTGCAAATGATTCAAATGCGTATGCTAATTCATTACTATCTATATTTTTATTATCTCTTTCTACCATTAATTACTTTCTTTACTACTTTTTGATGCTCAATAACATCTTCTTCTTCATCTTTTATTATCCTTAAATAACCAGCATCAATTTTTTCACCTACAACAGTATTTAGTTGATATTTATATTGTCCTGATTCAAGTTCTTTTAACTCTATATCATTGATTTCAACATATCTATCTGTTATTTTAGTAGGTGTTATTTCAAATTCATTTTTTTGGATGAACTTGTTTTTGTTAATATCAATATCACATTACCTTCAATTATTTGAGAAGATGAATTGAATAAAAGTCTGTTACTATCATTATTTTTATCTAGTATCATTTTCTATTTTAGATAAATATTATGAGAACAAAAAAAGGGGCAATTAAGCCCCTTGCATTATCCTAATTAATTATGTATTAGATTAATGTATTTAAAATTGTTTTATCTAATAAAGGTGTTGGTTCGTAAATTTCACCATTAAAGTTTAAAGTTCTTCCCATTTCTGAAGCTGAAATAGTACCAACTGATTCAGTTAATTTTACACCACCTTCTAAGCCCCCTACAACTAAACTACCATTTGCTAATTCTAAGATAATAGCTACTGGCTGACCTAATAAGCTTGAAACTAACTTATTAGCTTCTTTAGAGTAACCAGCTAATTGAGTTGTGTAAGCAAAAGTACCTGAAATGATACCTGTTTCAGAAACTGAAAATGTATCTGTTACATTATTTTGTTTGTTGATAACCTCAACTTTTACGAATTTTTTAGATAATTCTAAACTAATTTCTGAAACTACACCGTCTGCTGATGCATATACTTGTGTTGTTCCTTCTATATTTTTTAAGTCTCCGTATGCAATCATGTACACATTTTTGGTTCCACCAATTAAGTTTTCCCCACATTGTTCTGCATATGCTAATAAACTTGCTCCGCAATTTGCCATATATATTTATATTATTTTTTTATTTATAAAAGGATGATGTATTTATCACCACCCTTTTAATTCTATTTTTTATCTAATTTCTAACTGATTAAGCTAAGTTTAATACACCAATCTCATTTATGAAAACAGGTTTTACACCTAAACCAAATCTGTTTCTTAAGTACATAGTATCTTCTTTTTCTACGTAAAATGATTGTAAATCAGCACCTTCACTAGTAATATCTGTTTTACCTTGAAGGTTTCTTGCTCTAGCTAAAACTGCTTTTTTAGTACCATTTAAACCATCCACAACTAAAAATTTTGCTGATGTACCGTGAACTGCGTCAGGTGCTAAAGCATTAAATAAGTTTAAAGCTGAAATCTCAGCAACATATTGATTGTATAAATCAGAACCAATGAAGATTTTAAAATCCTCTGCACCAGTCACTTCTGTAGGCATTGCTAAAAATCCAGCAATAATTTTTTCATAAACTTTTAAAGCAGGTGCAATTGTACCTAAAGGGGCTGTACCTGTTTTTAATTGCTCTAAAAAGCCGTCAAATGACGAAGCATCTCCTGCATCCACTTTCATTTGCCAAATATTTCTTTCAATATTTTTCTTATTTGTAGCAGTTAAATTTTCTATAATTGCATCCGCAAATGTAATCTCATCAAGCACTTTACCTTTTTTCTTAGCTTTCATATCTTCGCCCTTCCAAGTAGGGTTCAAATCCAATGAACAAAATCCCTGCATGAATGCAATAGGTTTTACGTAAATCTCTGATTGTGTTAATGTTACAGAACCTAAATCTTCTAATTTACATAATTTACCGTCTTGGTATACTAAATCTGTTTTCATAATGTTAACAGGTTCGGTACCACCAATTAAGCCTTCTGTAAAGCTACCTGCATCACTTAAAAAGTCTAATGTTTGTGACCCTAAAATTGAGGCTGTTAAAAATTTCTCTGTGTTTTCTGATTGCAAAATATGTTTTGGCAATGCACTAATATTATATCCCATTCTTATTTATTTTTATTTTTATTCATTCTAGCCATCATCAAAAATTTATCTTCAGTGGCTTCTTCTTTTACTTCTGCATTTTGTTTTGAGAAACTTGCAGGTTTTTTTAATTCTTCTGTAATTGCTTTTAAAATTTCTGTTTTCATTGCTGTTAACTCAGCATCAATCTTTTCAGCATCTGCTTTTGAAAACTTTTCATTTAAAGCTTTTTTCAATTCTTCAATTTCTTTTTTCAATTCAGCTACTTCATCAAGTTCATCAGCTTTAACTTCTTCAACAGGTGTTAAATCAATTTCAACCTTTTCATCTTCATCAGCTTTAACTTCTTCAATTACTTCATCTACTTTCTTTTCATCCTCATCTTCTTCTTTCATCTCAACTTCTTCACCTGCATTTGCAACAGTAATTACTTCTGTTATCTCACCATCAACAACCACGAATTCATCACCATTTGGTAATTTATAAGTATCATTTGGTGCTGGCTGTGAACCTGTTGAACCTCCTACATATACTTTTACACCGACTTCATTTGAAGCATATTCAACAGGTGTATCACTATTTTCTAGGGTAGTTGAAGTGAAAGATGATTTAGAAAATTTCATAACCGAATTAAATTTATCTTCAAGTCTTTCTAAAATATTTTTACTCATATTTCTATCTATTTTTTAATAAATATTATGAGCTATATTTTTATGTTATTTTCTAAAAGAATAAGGTCTAATTCTTTTTCTAATTCATTTAATGCATGTAAATAATCAGTATAATCAGCATTAAAATTTTTGGTTAATTGGTCTACAAAATACCCTTCTATTGAAAATCCTGTAAAAATTTCTTTTTTAATAGCTTCAAAAACTGTTTTACTTTCAGGTGCATTTTTATCTAATTGCACCCCTACTATCCAAGTTCCATCAACAGCATTTTTAAAGGTATTAGGAGGGTTGAAGCCTTTTTTTCTATCTACTATAAAAGAAGAAAATACATAAGCATCTATAAAAGTGTTAGTATGTTGTAGGTTTATTTGTGTTTGATATCCTTTTTTAAAATAGTTTTTTGCTATGTCTCTAATAGTTTTTTCGGTAAAGAAAACTTCAAAAACTTCTTTAGTTACTTTATTAAATCTTTCTATTTTTTTGTTAGGTATCATTGCTACTCCATGCAACTCATATTCTTCTTCTTCAACAGCAAATGCTTGTTTATCAACACCTTTTCTTTACTGAAAAATGAAACTTTCTTCTGTCGCTGGCTCTGTAACAATACTTATTACCGAAACATCAAAACCTTGTTCTGCATCTATTTTTAATTCATATACTTTTTTATCCATATATTTTTTTATATAAATATTAAAGCATAAAAAACCCCTACTTTATTGGTAGAGGTTAAAAAATGTTGAATATGATAATCTTAGAATCTAGATATTTGGTTTATAAAATCATTTTTTTGTTGGTTGGATTCTAAATCTGAATTAGTGATATAAGCTTTAACAACTTGATTATCTTGTTTTTCTGCTATTGTTGAAGCTAATGAATCAGTACCATTTTCACTACTTTTTAAAATGGTACTGTTAATAACAGGTGCTTGTACTGTATTACCTCCACCACCTGCAACTGCTGAAGATGTATCATTCGTATTAGGTATTTTAACAGATATTATTTTTTTTACTGTAGCTAATCCTGAAGCTATTGTTGTTGCAAGTGCCACAAAATTAAATGGATAGGGCACTTCTTTCATAGCTTTTGCACCTGCAACATAAGTATCTATAGTTGCTGTAGCAATACCCATAGCCTTCCCTGCTACTGTACTTTCACCTAACAATTCAGTTGCTTTTGATGTAGCATCAGCAATTACGGAAAGATTAGATAATTTAACATTCTTCTCTTCAGCTAATAACTTTTTCTTTGCAACACCATGCGCTTTTTCATTTTTTTGAATGTTTAGATTATGTTGTAAAGTAATATCTTCTATAGCTCTATTATTAGTATCAATTGCTGATAGTCGTGCATTCAATTCGGCTTGCAAAATGTTAATATCAAAAGCATTGATTTCAGGATTTTGCATTAATTCCTTCATACGTGCTTGACCTTCAACATAAATTCTTTCCAACTCACTATTTTCAAGATTTTTTGTATCAATTGCATTTTGCAACATCACTTCATCATGGTCTTTTTGCGCTGTGTAAATAGCCTCTAACTGTGCTTTTTTTAGTTTATAACTATCCTTTTCATTTCCTTCATTAGCACTTTCAGACAGCAACAAATCTTTCTCAGCTTCACGTGTTGATAAAGCTAATTGTTGAATTTTAGACAAGTAGATTAGTTGGTTATTCAATCTATTATCTAAATCAGCTTTTTGCTCATTTGTTGCATTTTTCTTTTGCTCATTGAAACTTTTAATACTTTCTAAATACTCTTTACTGAAGGAATCTAAAAATTGTGATTGGTTGTTCTTTATATAATTAAAGTACTCATCATCATACTTCTATTTATCAAATCTCTTTCAATTTTTTGGGATATCTCCAACTTGCTGATATCATGATTCAACTTTTTAGCTAAAGCAATTTGCTCTTTGTATTTATCATTTAGATTCTTTAATTCAACTTTTCTTGCATTATTATTTGAAGCATATGTTACTTTTTCAGCTTCTTTTAAATACCCCTTTAATTGAGTTAATTGTTGTAAGTAATCTGCTTTAGCTTTATCTGCTTCTTCTTTTCTTTTATCTGCTTTTCTTTTATCTGCTTCATTTAATCTATTTTTTTCATTTTCAAATAGTAGATTTTGTTCCTCATTCAACTTTTTTAATTGTTTAAATTCTTCAGCTGTATATTTTTTGTTAAGCTTATAACTTCTTCTAATTCACCTCTTTTTATCCTTATTTCTTTTATACTTAAATTATAAATTTCTTTTTCCTGCCCCCCTTGAGCTTTTAAAATCTCTATTTGTGTTCTTATTCCTTCTGTTATATCTGTATTTAACCTTTTTAATTTATCCAA